TGCTGATCCCTGCCAAGCAGGCCGAAAACACCCAGACCACGCAGTACACGGCGACGAACTGCAAGACCATCATCGACAAGTTCACGGCCACCAACACCAGCGCAGGCAATGTGACCATCAGCGTCAACCTGGTGACCAGTGGTGGCACAGCAGGCACAGCAAACTTGATTGTGGACACCAGAGCCATCGCACCGGACGAGACCTACACTTTTCCCGAGCTGGTTGGCCAGGCCTTGGAGCCTAGTGGTTTCATCTCCACCGTTGCAAGCGCAGCCACATCGTTGACAATCCGCGCAAATGGCCGCGAGATCACCTGATAGGAGTAAGACATGGACTACGCAAAGATGCCGAAGATGATGATTTCTGGGTTTGGTGGCATTCCCTATGAGGAAGAGTTCCTGACCACAGCCGAGAACAAAAAGAACACCCAGGTCGCCATCGACGACTGGATGCTCGGTCCCGAGAACCCCAGCAACGAGCCGACCGCGAACAAGACTTTCTGGGTTGCCGTCGGCAAGGCCATGCAGTGCGACGAGAAAGAGGCCCGTCGGCGGCGCTGCTCGAACTGCGAGTATTACGACAACTCAGTCGAGATGCAGCTCAAGATGGAGCGCATCCCGCGCAACGAGTGGGACACCGACGCTGGTTTCAGGGGCTACTGCGAAAAGCTGGAGTTCATCTGCCACGATCTGCGGGTCTGCCAGGCCTGGGAAGAGCGCGAAGACGAAGAAGATTGACGGGATGTCGAAATGTGGGAAAATGCAGCCGCTGAGCCTATCGAGCCGCCAGCAGCTCACCCTGAACAGGAGCTGCGCATGACTGGTGTCGATTGGCTGAAGGAGAACCTGGAAAGGTCTCTCGCGCTTCCTGCGCCAGCCGTCGAGTGGCTGCTCATGCTCTATGGTGCCATTCAGGTCTTTGACGATGTGGCCGACGGTGATCCAGTCGAGCGCGAAGACCTCAATGCAGTCATCTGGAACAGCCTGGTTGGCATGGGCCAGAACGCATTCTGGCAGGCAAACGCACCCACACTCTCGCCCATCGTGGCCTCAATGGTCCTCAAATGGCAGGCATCTGACCAGGCCGAGCGAGCAGGCAAGGCCGATGCGCGATCATTCGTCTGGCGTGCCGGATACTATGACGTTGTGCTGATTGCTGTGGCGCTGTGCCACGGCACCCAGCGCGCTACAGAAGCGGCGTCTCAAGTCATGGCACTGTATGGCGAGACGCTCGAAGACTACATGAAGGAGTTCAGCCATGCCTGATCCAGTAACTGGCTTAATCGTTGGAGGCTCTCAACTGCTCGGCGGCCTAATGCAAGCCGATGCAGCAGGCGATGCCGCAAGTATTCAAGCAGGCGCAGCAGAGGCTGGCGTAGCAGAGCAGCGCAGGCAGTTCGATGCCCTGCAAGCCTTGCTCAAGCCTTACACCGAGGCAGGTCTACCTGCGCTCCAGCAACAGCAGGCCTTGCTTGGCCTACAAGGACCAGAGGCAGAGCAGGCGGCCATCGAGCGCATCCGAGGCGGCGAGACATTTCAGGCACTGGCCCAGCAAGGCGAGGAAGCCCTGCTGCAGCGTGCTTCGGCCACTGGTGGGCTGCGTGGCGGCAACATTCAGGCCGCATTGAGCGAGTTCCGGCCACAACTCCTGTCCAGCCTCATCGAGCAGCAATACGGTCGCCTTGGCGGCATGACGCAATTGGGCCAGCGGTCTGCTGCTGGTGTCGGCGCTGCTGGTATGGAGACTGGCACCAACGTGGCCAACTTGCTGGCCCAGCAGGGCGCGGCCCGTGCCGGTGGAGAGCTGGCCGAGGCCAAGGCATTCAGCGGCCTGTTCAACTTGCCTGCTCAGATTCTTGGCTTCCAGTACGGTGCAGGCGGCAAGGCTGGCATGGGCTTCGGTTTTTGAGGAATAGAACATGGCCACCATCAATCCATTCCAAGCCCCGATCAACTACGCAGTCGATGTGCAAAGCCCGTTTGAGGCTGCACTTGGCGGCTTCAAACTTGGCGCTGGCCTAGAAGAAATTAATGCAGCAAGGCAGAAGCGTGCCTTTGAGATGCAGCAACTGCAAGCAGCCCAAGCACAGCAGCAACAGTATCAAGCCGGCCTGAATGCCTTCTTCGCAAAGCCACCTGCCGAGCGCAGGATCGAGGAACTGCAGCCACTACTGGTCGGCGCAAACAAGCAGCAGTTTGATGCCTTGAAGCTAATCGGCGAGAACATGGGCGCTGAGAAGCTGGCTTCGTCCAAGCGTTTCACTTCGCAGGTGCTGCTGGCCCTTGAGTCAAACCCAGAAACAGCCAAGACGATCCTTCAAGAACGTATTGATGCCGAGACAGACCCAAACCAGAAGCGTGCATTTCAGAACATCCTGACGATCTCCGAGACAAATCCAAAAGGTGCAGCGGAGATGATGGAGTTTCTTGGCGTAGCCTCTGGTTTTGGTTCAGAGTGGTACAAAGGGATTTCTGATGTTCGGCAAGAACGCAGGACTGCGGCTCTGCAACCATCAGCGCTTAAGAAGGCCGTTGCCGATGCAGATGCCGCTGTGGCAGATGCAGAGAAAAAGGTTGCAGAGGCAGGAAATACACCTGACAGGCTGAAAGCAGAGCAAGATTTGAGACTGGCTCAAGTCAGGAAAGAAATAGCGGATGCCGATATAAAAGTCGCAGAGGCAAAAGACGCGCCTTCGCGCTTGGTTGCAGAGCAAGATTTGAGGGTTGCTCAAGCTGCACAACAGCGAGCACTTACTGCTGCAAGTGTAGGCGCAGAGGAAAGGGCAGCAGCTCTGCAACCAGCAGCACTTAAAGAAGCAACTGCTAAGGCAGATGCTGCTGTGGCTGAAGCAGAAAGGAAAGTTGCAGAGGCTGAAGATACGCCTTCTAGGCTTGAGGCAGAAGCACAACTAAGACAAGCTCAAACTGCACAGCAACAAGCATTGACAGCGGCAAGTGTTGGCGGTGAAGCCAGAGCCGCTGCTCAGGCACCAGAAGCACTTAGAAGGCTGGTTGCCGATGCAGACAAAGCCATTGCCGATGCAAAAACAGCACAGGCCACAGCAGCCAACGCGGCAGAGACCGCAAAAGCAAACGCTGATCTTGCCAAGGCAAATGCACAAAAAGCCGCTGTCGATGCAAAGTACGCAGAGCAGATCAAACTGCAAGAACTCAAGAAAAAAGCGGCTGATCTTGGCTTAACGCAAGCCCAGACTGGATCAGCGTTGGCGCAAACAAAAAAACTTGGCGTCGAAACTGCAAGAGCTGCGCTTGAGCTAGAGGCTTTGAAAGCAACAGGTGGAATTGATCCGGCCAAGGCATTTGAGCAGGAAGAAAAAATTCGCAGAGAGTTTCAAGCACGCACCAAAGTGTATAGTGAACTCGGCACTACATTTTCAAACCTGCAAGCATCGGCCCAAGCCAAAACCGGCCCTGGTGACATTGCATTGATTACTGGATTCATGAAAATGCTCGATCCAGGCTCTGTTGTGCGTGAGACTGAATTTGCGACAGCACGCGATACGGCTGGACTGTTTGATCGTCTTTCAAATCAAGCACAAAAACTGCAAAGTGGTCAGATTTTTGCGCTGGATTCAAAACAAAGACAAGAATACGTTAGCCTTGCAAAGCAGTATCTTGACGCGGCACAGAAAAAGGCCGCTGATGACAAGAAGGCGCTGGGCGTAGTGGTTAAAAACTACCGCCTAAATCCTGACAACGTGTTTGGTCCTGAGCCAGCATCTGCTGGTGGTGGTCGTGGATTTGTCAATCCCCCTGCGGCTCAACAACGCACTGTGACTGTGGACTACTAATATGGCCTACTCAATCACGACCAAAGATGGCATCACCATCAACAACATCCCAGACGATGTTGCACCAGACTCCCCTGAATTAAAGGCTCGGGTTGCAGCTATCCGTGCTGGTGGTGGTGCATCATCTTTGGAGGCTCCAGTACAGGCACCAGCACCTGCGCCAGCGCAAACAACTCTTAGCGGCCTTGTCGGTGCGGCCACCCGTGGCTTGGCGCTGCCTGCTGCTGGAGCGGCAGCAGGGGCAGCTATGGGCGCTCCGTTTGCTGGTGTCGGTGCTGTGCCTGGCGCAATCGCTGGGGCTGGAGCGGCCACCTTGGCCCAGGTCGTTGGTGATCCGATTGTCAGTACCATCAATAACCTGTTTGGCACGCAATACACCATGCCAACAGATGCGATGGCTGATCTGTTGACTCGCGTCGGTGTTCCTCAAGCAAGAACCCAAGCCGAAAAGATTGTCCAAGCCACTGCCGCTGGCGCAAGCGGTGCTAAAGGCGTGGTGGCTGCTGGTAGTGCAATACAAACGGCCGCTGGGCAGGCCGCTCCTGTGACCCGCGAGGTTGGCCGCATGTTGGCAGCCCAGCCGGTGGCGCAGATTGCTGGTGGCGCAGGAGCTGGAGCTGCCGGCCAAGTAGCCAAGGAAATGGGAGTCAATCAAGTTGGGCAAATTGCAGCAAGCCTTGCGGGTGGTGTAGCTGGTGCAAAGATGGCCACGACCAGAATCCAGCCAACAGCGGCACAACTTCCATCTGACATTGCAGATGCAGAACGTGCAGGCGTTACCCTCATGACAAGCGACGTGGTTCCTCCGCGTACCTTCGCATCGAAGTGGCTTCAAACGGTTGGAGAGCGCATTCCTGTTGCTGGTACTGGTGGAGTGCGTCAAACTCAACAAACCCAGCGCATCGAGGCTGTGCGCAATGTGTTGCGAGACTTTGGAGCTGATGACGCTGCCAGAGCATCAGACGATGTGATGAAGGACTTGGCCACTAAACGAGGCGCTGATCTTACAAAATACACTGGCGCAAAAACCGAAGTCATTGAACGTCTTGGACAAGCTGGCACAGTGCCGATGACCAATACGGTCAATGCCATCGACGAACAGATTGCGAAACTGCAAGGCTTAAAAACCCAAGAAGTCGCACCAATCATTGACCGTTTAACAGATTGGAAAACGGCCATACAAGGTCAGAACTTGGTCAACGTTGAGACACTCCGAAAGCAGATCGGAGAGAGTTTTAAGGCTCCAGAACTGGCATCAGTTCGTGGCATTGGTGAGAAGGCATTGTCCAGCATCTACGGCCCGCTCAAGCGCGACATGGAGTCGTTTATCACTCAGGTCGGTGAACGTCGTGATGTGACAAAGTGGAAAGTGGCAGACAAGCGACTGTCTGATCTTGCTGGCGAGCTTGACATGGGCACATTGAAATCAGTGCTCACACGCGGTGATGCCACACCAGAGGTCATTGGCAACATGCTTTTCAGCAAGAAACCCAGTGAAGTCAGGCAGCTTTATGCCAGCCTCACACCAGCAGGGCGTGAAAGCGCTAGAGCTGCAATTCTTGCTCGCGCAGCAGAAAAAGCAACCTCAGAAGTCGCAGAAGGAACTGTGATTTCTGCTGATAAGTTTGCCAATGAAGTCAAACGTCTTGGAACATCCGTTGGCGTCTTTTTCAGTGGTGATGACCTCAAACAAATCGAAGGACTGACCAGGGTACTCAACATCACAAAACGAGCATCTGAGGCAGCAGCAGCACCGCCAACAGGCGTCCAAGCCGCAATCCCCGTCAGTGCTGCGGCACTGTCTAGCTACTTTGGTGGCGGCCTGCTAGGGTTCCTTGCAACGCTTGGAACTGCTGGCGGCATTGGGGTTGCTGCTCGCATCTATGAGTCAGCGCCAATTCGCAACCTGCTGATCAAAATACCACAGACCGTTGTAGGAAGTCCAGAGGAGGCTGCGTTGCTCAAGCGTTTGACATCTACCATCCAGCAGCAACAACAGGCACAATCCACCCAGGAGCAACAACAATGAGCGCACTCAGCATCCAACCACCGTACCCAGCATTCGCTGGCGCTGACGGTTTGCCGCTCGAGAACGGGTACATCTGGGTTGGCACGGTCAACCTGAATCCGCAGACCAACCCGATCAGCGTCTATTGGGACTCGGCTCTGACCATTGCAGCACCGCAGCCGATCCGCACGCTCAATGGCTATCCGGTGTACCAAGGCACGCCAGCACGCTTTTACGCTGGCAGCGACTACAGCATCCTGGTGCAAGACAGCAAAGGCAGCCTGGTCTACAGCTCGTTGAACGGGAATCTGGATTCTGGCTCAGTGGCCACCAATGCAACTGGCAATGGCTCGCAGACCATCTTTCCGGTGTCTTCCACACCGTTTGCAATTTACATCAATGGCGTCTATCAGAACCAGAACACCTACACGGTGTCCGGTGGGAACGTGACGTTCTCTCAAGCGCCTCCGGTCACATCCGTCATCGAATTCCTGTTCTAAGGAGAAAGCAATGCTCAAAACAGTTGGATTTCCATCAACACGCACAGGCGACCAAACCATTGTCGCTGGCAACCTCGTCATTGGAACTGCAGGAAAAGGAATTGACTTTTCTATCAATCCAAACCCAGGTGGCATGACCAGTGAGTTGCTGAACGACTACGAAGAAGGAACTTGGACACCAAACCAAGGCCCTGGTCTTACGGTTGTTGGAGCTTTTAGCTCGTCCGGAACTTACACAAAAGTTGGTAGACAAGTGACAATAAATGGCTCCGTTTCTGGGGCAACGTCTATTGCTGGTGCATCTGGTGGAACAATTTGCACAAATTTACCGTTTACGGTATCTAACATAGCACCACCTGCATCTGCAGGAAGCGTAGGTATAGCAAACGTGAACCAAGGAAGCACGCTCATTGCATTTTCAACAACAATTTATCTTTCTTCTGCAATAACTGCTTGCGCTGGCATTAATTTTACAGTTACTTATTTTGTTTAAGGAATAAGATGTCGCTTACAAAAGTTTCTTATTCGATGATAACTGGAGCGCCAGCCAATATTTTGGACTATGGCGCTGTAGGTAATGGATCAACAGATTGCAGTGCCGCACTTTTGGCCGCATTACAGTCAGGGGCGCAACAAGTTTTTGTTCCCGCAGGAACTTATGCGCTTGCGTCCAATGTTTCCGCAACCATCACTACTGATGTGACATTTTACGGTCACGGGACATTTATTTACACGGGCGCAAACAACAACATCAATCGGCTAATTGATATTGAGACAGGCAACAACTCATTGACAGTTGATGGGCTATCGTTTGACGGAAATGATCAGATTGCGGGTGGCATCCGTGTTTACAATTCTGCCGCCCCTTCAAGCAACACACTACCAAACTGCACAATCTCTAACAACCTATTCATTCGCTTTAGGATGAATGTAGCTAGTATTTGGAATAACGCTGTTTATATTGCAGGTTCTTTCCAGCTTGTTACTATCCAGAGCAATCGGATTAGACTTATCACCAGAGCAGCAGGGACTGGAAACCCAGGCTCTAATGGAACTTCTGGCATCACGGTTGCACCGTACGACACAGCTAAATACATTCGTGAATGTTTGCATTTTGGGAACCAATATGCAGCTATTTATAGTGATGATTTAGTAGGGTCAGCATTTAACGTAGACAACGATGCGTTTAGATTTTTTGGGCCTGACCCAACAACGCTATCCGGCCAATACGTAGACGCAACACTAACATCTTTTGGTAATATCTTTCGAAATTGCCGAGGCAGAGCGCTAAAAATCCAAGCTGTTGGATCGGTGCGAGACGAAACAATTATTCGTGATAGTGACTACACAAATTTTGGCGGCAGTACCGAGATCAACTTTCAGTATGGTGTTGGCTCAGTATCTAACTGCCAATTTTTCTATCGGGGCTATGATGGAGGGAGTAAATCTCCTATTCAAACTGGTTTGTCAATTGTTAGCTTTTTTCAGGGCGCTGATTACGGTGAAGACACTGGCAGCTGCATGGTTGATGGAATTCAGGTTTTTAACTCAATCAGCGCTGGTGTAACTACCGGGACAAACAAGATAGACATTATTGTCAGCGCAACTATTGGCAATACTAGTATTGGTATTCCATCAAAACCATTGATATTGGTCAGCAATGTTTCTGTGAACAACAACCCTGTTGATTGGATTACAACTGTCGGCTTTGGGGCAAGTTCCTACGGAATACTTAGGTTGGACAATGTTGTTGTTCCAAAATTAAATTATTCGGCTGTTGGCACAAACAACACAAACAATAATTTTGACATTGTTTCCACCAGCGTAATGAATATTGATGGTGTTAGCACTCCTGCAAACGCCAAACCATTCATAACGACTACAACTGGAACACCAACAAGTTATAACGGTCAAGTAAGTGGTGCTTTAAACCAAGGATTCTTGAACGTATATTCTGTTGGTGCAAGTCTGAATCAAGCACCAATGTTGAATGGCGGCGCTTTGGCTGATCCTTCTGGGGCTATTGGTGGTGCAACTTCAGTTCAAAGCACTTTTATTGTTGACGATGGCACGTATGAATTTGCGCCTCGTTTTTTCAATACAGGGCGGGGGTTGTTCATCGTCAGTGTCGATTTTGACTACACAACACAAGCAGTGTTTGCGACTGGTGGCAACGCAATTTATTCAATCGCAGCCCCAGGAGGTAGCCTTTTTGAAGTCTCAACAGGAGGAACTAATCCTGATGTAGATGGGCGATTTAATATGTGGTACACGGGCGGCAAACTGAATGTGAAAAACAGGCTTGGCGCTTCACACTCTGTCACGGTTAATTTCATTGGTTAAAGCCGTGCCGGTGCGGAACACCGGAATTTGATTTTGATTGGATTATCAAAATGGCTCTCGAAAAAGTAATCGTTGTTGACCGCATCGAAGTGATTGAAAACGGCTGCGTCCAAGTACGCACCAAGACCGCCATCATCGAAGATGGCAAGCAGATCAGCGGCACCTTCCATCGGCATGTCGTTGCCCCAGGCGACGATTACGCTGGCGAGGATGCTCGCGTGCAGGCCATCTGCGCTGCCACCCACACCGCTGGCGTGATCGCAGCGTACAAAGCAGCCACTGCTGCACAAGGAGTCTGACATGGCTGGCAATTCACAAATCGCATTTGCACCCTTTGGCAAGACCGTAGTCGTCGCAGCCACGACATCAGCTCCTACTGGCATCCAAGCGCCTGTCTATGAGAAGTTCGACCCGCAGAACGCAGGCCAGTTTCGATTCATCAATGCAGGCAACACCACGGTGTTCTTGGGCACTGGCAGCACCGCTGCAGAGGCCGCTGCAAATGCTGTGGCACCTGTGGCTGGAACGCCATCAGCAGCCATCGTGCTGGTGGCCGGTGCCGTGGAGATTCTGCGCTTCAATCAGACCACGTTCTTCAGCGGCCTGTCCAGCGCAGCAGCCACGGTCTACATCACGCCAGGCCAGGGGTTGTAATGTCCACGATTGACGCAACAGACGCACGACTGACCACGCATGAGGAGGTCTGCGCCATTCGCTATGATCAGATCAATGCGCGGCTCAAGCGCATTGAGGGCATCATGATCAAGACCGCTGGCATCATGCTGGTGTCGATGGCAGGAACAATTTTTGCGGCGATCTGGATGACAAAGTGATTGACCCTATCACCGCCCTTGCTGCGGTATCTTCAGCGGTAAACCTCGTCAAAAAGGCTGTCAAGACCGTTCAGGATGTCCAGTCTTTGGGACCGGTGCTTGGGCAATACTTTGACGCCAAGGCCCAGGCCATCGAGGTCGTCGAAAAGGCCAAGACTGGCGGCTTCAAAGGCTCTGCGCTTGGCAAGGCGTTGGAGCTGGAACTTGCTCTGGAGCAGGCCAGGGAATTTGAAGAGCAGGTCAAGATGCTCTTCTTTCAGTCCAACAAGATGGACGTCTGGATGCGCATCACGGCCAGGGCAAAGCAGATGGAGGCCGATGCCGCCAAGGCAGAGCGCAGACGCAAAGAGGCCCAGCAGCGCAGGCAGGCCGAGATCGACGAAATGTTTTTGATTGGCATCGCTGTCCTGACCACGGTGTTCGTCCTGGGCCTGACCTTCTACTTCGTGGTGGATGCGATGCAGCGGCATGTATGACCGAGAAGCTCAACGCCAACACCACCCTGGACAAGATTCTGGGGTACGTGGACAGCCCTTTCAAGCTGTTCGCAGTCATCCTGATGGCGGTGATCGCCTTTGCTGGTTTTGCCCTGTACGAGAGCCAGGAGTTCATCCGCGACGCCTACAAGGAGTCGCAGAAGCTGCCGGAGATACGGACAGACCGAGCCGATGATGCGGCAACGATGCTGTTCAAGCAGACTGGTGCGACGGTGGTGGCGATCTTCAAGGTCAATCCGCTGTTCAACTCCAGGACACTCTACAAGGCCTACACCAAGGACGGACGCGACAAGACCATTGAGAACATTGACGTCGGCCTGTTCACGCACAACTCGTCGAACAATTCCGATGTGGTCAAGCTGATGACCAATGAAATACCCTGCGGCGAGTACCGCTATGCACAGTCTGAGGTCGGACTTTGGTATCTTGAGAAGGGTGTTGCGTACACCTGCCGTGTGAGCGTCCCACCAGACTCGCATCGCTTCGTTGGACAGATCACGGTTGGCTGGGCAGCGCAGCCAGCAAACCTGGAGCAGACTCGATTCATGCTGGAGATTGCCAGCGCAATGTTGACCAAGAGAGGAAGCTGATATGGACTGGCTCAAGCAGATTGCACCAACGATTGCCACCGCGCTCGGTGGACCACTGGCAGGCATGGCCGTCTCGGCTGTCTCCAAGGCCATTGGCGTCGATGAGAAGGAAGTCGGCGACCTGATTGCCAGCAACAAGCTGACCGCAGACCAGATCGCGCAGGTCAAGCTGGCCGAGATCGAGCTGGCAAAGCAGGCGCAGGAGCTGGGCCTGAACTTCGAGAAACTGGCGGTCGAGGACCGCAAGAGCGCTAGGGAGATGCAGGCCACCACTCGCTCGATGATGCCGCCAATCCTGGCTGGCGCTGTGACGCTGGGATTTTTTGGGATCATGGTGATGATGTTCTTCAACCAGATCGACAGCAACAATCCGGCGATCCTGATGATGCTCGGCAGCCTTGGCACCGCCTGGACTGGGATTATTGCCTACTACTTCGGCAGCTCGGCTGGCTCGCAGGCCAAGACCGATCTGCTCTCCAAAGCAACCAAGTGAGGACACCATGAAACAGAACTTTGACGCTGCGCTGGCTGCCGTGCTACACCACGAGGGCGGATTTGTGAACCATCCCAAAGACCCAGGTGGCATGACCAACCTCGGCTGCACCAAGAAGGTCTGGGAGGAGCACTGTGGCCATGAGGTGGACGAGAAGGCCATGCGTGCGCTCACGCCTGCCGATGTGGCACCTCTGTACAAGACCAAGTACTGGGACAAGGTGCGCGGCGACGATCTGCCGTCCGGTGTCGATTACGCTGTGTTCGATGCCGCCATCAACAGCGGCCCAGGAAGGGCTGCAAAGTGGCTCCAGGCGTGCGTTGGCGTCGAGCAGGATGGTGGCATAGGCCCGAAGACTTTGGCGGCTGTGGCGGCCCTCGATGCGCAGCAGCTCGTCGATGACTACTCCAAGCGCAGGCTTGCTTTTCTTGTTAACTTGCCGACTTGGACAGACTTTGGCAAGGGCTGGGGCAGGCGCGTCGCTGATGTGAAGGCCAAGGCAGCCAGCATGACTGCCTGAGACCTGCTACATGGGCTTGCGCGTGCGGCACGCCTCGCGCATAGCAGGAGTGAAGTCCGGGTGGAACGATGCCATGCTGCAGTCGATGATGCGCCTCTCTGGTGCCAGGGCAGCAGAAGCCGCGATCAGGACGATCCAAAGGCAGACCACCAGTATTGCAGCCAGCACCACCAGCATGGCGGTGGCCATCTTCTTGAGGTTGCAGCAGCTCACTTCAGGCCCAGAAACAGGCAGGCATATTTGTGGCGATCGCCTTTGGAGTCGATGTAGGTCTCACCGCAGCCGACCATCCACTCCATGATCAGGAGAGCCAAGGCAATGCCGATCAAGCTGGCCAGCGCCAGGTTGAGAATCTTCTTCATTTCTTGGCCTCCGAAGGTGGAACCCAGCCCATTGCGCGAAAGCGCTCCATGATGTTGGTGGACGCTGCTGGCACGTAGCGCCAGTTCGGATTGAGCAGGCTGGATCGTTGGGCCAGCCAGGTTGGTTGTTGCTCTTGTTGCGTTTGCTGCATGGTGGTCTCCTTAGATTTTGAACTCATGGGCCTTCAGGAAGGCAATCTCTTGTTCGGTGGCCATGCACACGGCCATCATGTGCTTTTGCAGGTAGGCCTGCAGCTTGGCCCTGTTGCTGGGCGATGGGCACTTGCGGTAGGTTTCGATCAGTCTGCTCACGTTCAGCTCCTTGCTGGTTGGTTGCGATGACTGCATCTTACCACGATTTCCCACAATCTATGCAACTAGGGACAAACCCTAGTCTTTTGCCTTTTTCGCAGCGATGACTCTGACCACCCGCTCCTCGGTCACGAAGCGGTGGCCATTGGCGCACTCCAAGCGCCGATACATGGTGTTGTCAGGTCGTGGACGGCTTTCCTTGACAAGTACCCAGGCCTTGCAGACAGGGCACTTCACGCGGCGACCTTCTTTCCTTCGTCGGCCAGCCCCTGCTTGATGTAGTGCAGCACCTGGGCGGCCAGCGTCCTGGTGTCTTGCTCGGCCTGTCGGCGCAGTGCCAGCTCCACATCGGCAGGAATGCGGATCGTCATGTAGCGGTCCTTGGTCTTCTCGGTGGCCATCAGTCTGTGCCTCCAGCATTGGTGATGGCGGCCTCCTCGAACATGTCTGCCGTGGCCTGGCCGGTGGCCAGCTCCACAGGAATGCCGTGCGTCAGCAGGCTCACCAAATCGTCCTGGCCAGCGACCTCGATGTCAAACCTGGTCTGGGCGGCGTACTTGATGGCCTGGGCCTGGTTGGCGGCGCGAATCAGGCGGTGGCGGTTGGTCTCGGTGTCGGTGACCACGTAAATGCGGGTGCTCATAGTGTTTCCTTGCGTTGGTTGAAAAAGGCACTGATCTGCCTCTTGGCATCGTCAGCACCTTTTCCCACTATACAACAGAATCCAACACTTTCCAGATACTTGATCCAGTCTTTTTGCTCGGCACTCAGGCTGCCGCCTTTTGTGCGCTTCATCTCCACCCAAAGCCCCCAGGCAGGAATGAACAAGTCCGGCACGCCTTTGACGACACCAGTGGCCTTCATCTTCGCAGCCACAGCAGGATGCCGATGGCCTCCATTTGGCACAGAAAAAATCCGAACATCAGGGAATGTTCTCCTGAACCACTGCACAAGCATCATCTGCTCATGATCTTCGCTTGGGATGCGGTCTAGAACGGACATTCAAACTCCCACTTGTCGCAGCCATCAATCGTGGCCGCAAAGTCCTCGGGCGGTGTCATGTCAAACACCAGGCAATGGCCAGACTGGTTGAAATGCTCACAAGTAAAACAGCACTTCGGCGGCCCGGACTTCACCCACTGGCGGTAGTCAAGCAGGAACTGTGGTTCTGCTGGTCTGGTGGTCATGCTTGCACTCCTATTTTTCCCCATTGTTCAGCCATTGCCTTGGCGATTCCTTCGTAGGTTTCACTGCGCAACTTCCAGCGATCCTCACTTGGTGGCATCAGATGGATGCGTTGTTCACGGCCATCGACAACATTGGTCGGCTTGAGGTGTGGCAGGCCTTTCAGCCACAGGCATGTTGCTTTCGTTTCTCCATGCCCAAACATCCAAGGCTGGATGATCTGGTCAGGCTTACGCCACAAACTGGACATGATGCAGATCGGGTTTTCAATGGCAATCATTGGGATGTGGTCTGCTCTTTTGTGCAGGGCCATAAAAAACGATGCACTTGCCTGCTGCCGACCAATCATTTTTTTGGATTCAAAATGCCGAGCGCCAGACACAGAAAGATCGGTGCATGGAGGGTGAGCAATCATCAAATCCCAAGGGTAGTCAATGACATCAAAAACATTGCCTTGGTAATGTGGCCCAGGCGCATCTGTAGGAAGAAGATCACAACTCATGGCC